CTGAAGTTGACATAGTGATGACGTTGTTAGTGCCAGCACTAGCAGACATGCGCAAAGTGAACATTTCTGAGGTAGTGTCTGGAGCTACCCAAATCTTGGCACCCCCCCGGGCTTGTGGCATAGTTGTGGCGTTATCACCATAGGCGAGAGCTAGGTACGCCGCCGCGTTAGTTCGGTAGACTGCCCACCTAAGTGCCGCGGCTGTGCCGGCACTTCCCGACCCCTGGTAGGTAATCAGCCATCGTTGTCCGGCATAAGCTGGATCAATCTGAACGCTGAGTGTACCTCCACCATACTTGCCGACGTTATCCCAAACGCCCGGAGTCGCCAGTGTCTGAGAAGCTACCGCTCCTGCCGACTCCAGGATGAAGGTTTGTTTAGGTACTTGAAGTAGCTGGATACTGCCGATCCTGATTACCGCGTCTGTGCCAACCTCGCCAGCTATGATGCAACCGGACCTAATGAACGCCACTCTTGGTTCAAGGCCCTTGGCTGCTCCAATTGGAACAGAAGTCGGATACCCAGGACTAGCTGGAACTGCTATAGGATCGCTATGGCCTACCGACTCTACGGGGTTGTGATCTTTATCATCTCCTTCTGTGTAGAAGTAGACGGTAAGTCCAGTTCCAGCTCCGCTTACCAGTTCATAGGTGATTACGGGCTGGAAAAGAACTCCAGGCTGGGCAGGTACCCAAGCAGACCGGATGTAGAGGCTATCGGTGTCTACCAGGTGAAGCTCTAGGAACCGGCCCCCAGGAAAGCCGCTTGGAAGGGTGTAGTATGAACTAGCATCCTTCACCTCGGCCGTTGGACTTCCGTAGTCCCACAGAACTTCCCAGTATGGAAGAATCTCTGTATCATCCGAGGGGACGAACGTATACTCTCCGTTCACACCCAACTTGAAAAGCGAATTGTAGAGGGTACCGGCGATGAAGTCATCCCAGGCTGGGCCAAACCCGGCTGGAGTAAGGATGACGTTACCATGATCATCTCGTAGATCAATCCGAGAAGTGGTGATCGTATCATCTAGACTTACAGCGGCTACCTCGATTACGGCCGGGTTAGGATACCCGACCGTGTTGCACCAGATCCCCAATACCACCCTGAGATACTTAGCCCCAGGAGGGACACTGGGAACCTGGAAAGAGAGGGTCTGAGGACCCCCTACTAAAGCTGGTGAGTTCCATGGGAAGCTGATTTGGTGAGTTTCATCCCACCAATCCCCGATAAGGACAGCCTGAACAATGGCTCCAGGATCACTACTTACTTTCTGAAAGTTGGCCTGGACAGTAAATCTGGAGTTATCAATCTGGCCTAGTTTACCCCAGGGGTAAGGAACTTTTTGAGCTATCCAAGCCGCTTCGTTGCGCCCACCAGGACATGAGAACTGAACTACACGCCCTTCTGCTGAACTGGAATCAGTTGAGCTGATCGAAATGTTGCCAGTGTTATACATCTCATCCCAGTAAGGGATGGGGTTGTCATCAGTAACTGGATCATCGGGGAGGCTCGGAGTAAGTTCAAAAGTACTGTTAGCTAGTCTTGAACGAACTACCTCATGCCAAGTACCCGAGATCTGTCCACTATCAACGACGGTGCTACCTGCTGAATCTGTGATTGTTGGGGATTCAATGGTAGTTGGAGAACCCTGCTGTTGAACATCGCCATCCTCATCCAGACCTTCATCTGTGATGGCGAATGAAGGATTGCCGAAGGAAACGATCTCTAGATGCCCATCCCGAGATAGCAGCCTAACTTGGGTGCCAGCCGAGATAGGGTTCTCGCCCGACCGGACAGCGGGGGGAACTGCCGCAATAGCTGCTGACGCGGAACCCAGCCGAAGAGTGACAATGGTGAATGCTCCGAACCCATCATACTCTTCGGCAAGATACCCCACAGAAGATTTTGGAGGATTTCTCTGAGAAGTAACTCTGGAGATGGCAGATTTCAGATCACCCACTGGTCAACTTCCCCAGTCCCAAAGACATAGTTTGTTTTGGAGACTCACCTTGAAGCAGTTCCAATTCTATGCTAGTAATCCGCACTACTCTGGAAGTACCATCTGCCTCCACCCAGGTGATGGGGTCCATCTTCCAGACGTCGAACTGGAGAGGTACTTTGCCTTTCAATTCAGCGGCTTGGATACCGTCTAGCAAAGATTGATTTGCTTTGTCTACGACCGAGTCTCGAGTCTTCAGATCAGGCTGATCTGTATACTGAACGATCTGGCGGCCACGCCTCCTGGAGCCTACTCCATCAATCGCGGTATAGGTATCTTCTCGGCCGTCAACGATTGCCATGTTGAAGTTACGGCCCGACTCCGACTGGACGGCGGATTCTAGCACTTCATCTCTGAGAGTTCTCACCGGTGAAGTACTTTTGAAGGCTCCTACCTGTAGTTGACCATCAACCCAGGCCACATCCATCTTGGCCGAGGATAGGAGATTCCGTAGGCCTTCCGCTGGCGAGGGCAGGTCAGTCTGTGGTCCCCACACCAAGGCGAGTTGTTGGTCGTATATCCCATCTACCACTACGTCGTGGATGTCACCCATAGCCAAAGCTGTCTTGATGACATCAGCTGTAGTTATTGAGCGTTCCCAGGATTCTAGGTTGAAGAAGTAGAAGCCGTAAGAGGCAGTCCCTTGGCAACGAACCCCCGAGTATCCAGTTACCAACGATGGAGTAGTTTCGTTGTAGTTGATCTCGTAGGTATCGTTTACGTAGATCTTGTGGATACCCCAGCGAATCACTACTTTGATGGTGGGGTTGTTCGCCGAAGTTGTGGCTGCACTCGCAACTATCGTTGCTTTCCCGCCCAGAACCCGAAGAATGTAAACGTGAGCATTGGTGACATAAGCCCAGTAGTAGTTCTTGTCATCCTTGTAACGGTAAACTACTCCGAACTTTTTCTTCGCCAATGAACCATCTCGGAACCTGGCAGAAACCGTACAGTTATGACCCTTCCATCCCGTATAGAGAATAAAGCTAGAAGCTTTATTCTCTGAAACAGAAACGTAGGGATGAACCTGATCCTTGGTAACTACTTTAGGTTTGCAGTTCCTAAAGTAGTAATTGACAAGTTTGTTAGTTTTCTTAGCCTGCCAGTCATGCCAATCCACTTGTCCTATGAAGTTGAAGACATCCCTCAAAGGAGATGAAAGTCTTCCCCACAGGTCGTAGAGGCTCAGGTTGATCCTATTGAGAGCTTTCACCTTCGGATGGTTGACTCGATCAATCCACCATTTGCCATACTTGGTGAAGTGGTATTCTCCAGCTTCAACGATGCCGGCCTCGACGGTAACCTCGTAATCGGAACAACTATCAAGCCAGTCGTTCACCCCGCCAGGTCCAGCTACCTTGACTGAACTAACTCCATCCTGGGTTCCAGAGGGCATCTCCAACGTAACTTCATTCACGTAGTTTGAGATGTCAGTTACAGTCTCGTAGGATGATGGCCTTCTCCAACAGGCACCGTTGTTCATCAGGTAAACGTACCCACTCCGTTCCACAACCGAGAAGTTAGTGGGAGACATTCCCTTGAACTGACTGCCAGAGTCGGCATCACCTATAGATACTGGTTCAGTCCAGAACCTAAGGTCCTTGGAACGCTGCCAGAAGATGGTGAAGTCTTCTAGAGCCTTATCTTTGCTGGCATCAAACTTGACTTCAGAGTAGAACAGGTAGTAGAACCCATCTGACAACTTAGTCAAGAATGGATGGTAGATCGCATTAGATCCAGCCAACGACGAGAACCCCCGAACGAGCACAGGGGGCTCGGACGGGGCTATCGAGGTGTAGATAGGAGCGAACGAGATCGTTAGAGCTTCTGAGAGTGTGCCTCTGGGGTTGGAGTAGAAGTTGGCAACTTGGGCACGCGCTATCCTGGCGTCAGTCAGCCTCAGAGCACTAATCTCGGTCCTGACCCACCTGAAGTTCAGGGCATCATCAGTGGGGGCCACGTTGACGATATCTTCTGAGTAGAACAAATCCATGACTCGTCCATGGTCAGCATCAACGCCAACCTTAGTCATGAACAGAGAATCTACTCTACCCTGGATGGGTTGAATCTCTACGACCCCAGTTATGGACTGCTGCTTGGTATTGTTCTTGTAGATCCCATCAGACTTGGCCGAGTAAACTACGGCCGAAGCTCCATTAGCTACAACAGCTACGGCGTAGTGTGTTCCGGAGTAAAGAACTGACCAGCTAGTCCACTGGGAAGCATTAGTAGGGTCAGTGATAGTCTGGGAGTAGATCTGGCGATCGCTCTCAGTAACTCCATCCCCAAGCCTAACTCTGACGATGTTGTCGTTAGAAAGAACACAGGCGGCTACCTGAGATCGATAGCCGTAGAACGTCTGACTAGTGGATTTGATCTTGGGATCAGCCCAGTCAGCAGGCAGTGGCTTTCCCGAACCAGCCACGTACTCCCACTGGTTGATGGCACTCCGAACTACTTTGACCCTCAGCCCTGTGGTACGAACTTTACGTGCTTGTGCGGCAAGAACGTCTGAGTCGGGAACTCGCAGATATTGCGAGTCAGAGACCCCGTAGAGAGCTCCAGTACCATACTGAGGCATGGCTATTCTCGGAAGAGAAAGGTGATGCCCAGATCAATCCCTGGGACGTTGGTTCCCACCTGCTGAACCACAGGGTAGATGATAGCGCCCGACGGAACCGTGACTTGCGAAAGCGAAGCCATAGTTCTATTGGAAAGAGTTGCTCCAGCGTTGAAGTTAGGCCTCCCCGCAGTTGCTAGAACCCACAGGGAAGTGGCGCCAACCTTCACATCTAGGCTAGTGGTCGCTCCGCTGGGCGGAACTCGGAATACCGCCTGAATGTCCTCGATCTGCATTGTCCTGGGAGCATAGCAGGGGGTGAGATTTCCGCCAGACGGAATACTCCCACTGTACTCGATGTGCACCATATGGCGTGGCCTCTGGTGCACTTCTGTGGCCACTAGGTGATCATGGAGATTGCCCCCGGAGGGGTACCCGCCCGACGGGACGGCGATCGTGCTGGGAGCCAGTCTAGGTCCATTCCCAGAAGCTGCGTCGTGTCGATGGCCTAGAGATGGGTGCTGAAGCATATATCTGAGGGTGGTGGCGACTGCAGTGTTTTCAATGCCGATCAAAGCTTCTAGAGCCTTGATGGCCTCTTTCATGTTGTTGTGATGTGCCGCTACGATCGTGCTGACACTATCCGACACATCGTATAGAGATGCGTTGTCATCAAGGGAAGTGGGGAAGTTAGCTTGGCCGCTCACGATGCCTCCTCGAACTGAACAACTACGTCAATCACTGGAGGATCGGCTGGGGCCTGCGGAAAGTATCTCAGCTTCGGCTCTATCGAGTTAGAAGCCCAAGCGACCTTGAAGGCGCCATCGGGCCCTTTCATCCCCAATGTTCCAATGTAGTTCCACATCTCCAGGAGTCGTCCGTACTGAACTGTTGCCATTCCCCCTACGTAGCTGGCAAAGGAATCATCACAGATCACGGAGAACGGGGCCCACTCTCGAAGACCTGGCCCGTTATCATAGATCCACTTGAAGACGCCATTCTGGTTGCTGACCACATCCTGTTCGATGTACCTGGATTGCTTTCCGGCTGAGTATTCTCGAGTCATGAAAGCATAGGTAGCTGCAGGAGTTGCTCCAAAAGTGGCGTGAGACAAGATGATTGGCTGAGGCGTCATCGGATTGCCTCTGTGACAGCTTCCTTGACCAATCGCTTGAACCTGTACTCATCAGACCAGCGATTGTCAGATCCTTGGACGTAGAAAGGACCGATCGGCCCTGTGGAAGGTCTCGTGCGCCGAAGTTGTTCTGTCACCTGACGTGAAAGAACGACTCCAATCTCTGTACCTTCTTCCCCGGTTCGGATGTTATTGCCGAAGTTGTTGGCATTGGTCAGTGTGAAGACACCGCCCGAGGCCATCGGTACTCCCCCGCCAAACTTGCCATTCCTGAGAACCTTGTCGTAGATGGCGGCTTTCTGACCCTGGTAAGCAGAAATCATCCGGTTCAGGTTGCTGAGGAATGGGCCAGCTACCCAAGGGGGTAGTCCAAAGCCCTGCACAAGAGCTTCCAAGGAAGATTTAGCACGGATCAGGCCAGCCAAGAAACCTGAGTTCTTGTTGACATCCTGTAGGGTGTCCATACCCCTGATCCAAATCAGGTTAGTTTTAGTGGCTTCATCGGTAGCCATAGTTCTGGCGTCAGCGTAGCCTTCGGCCAAATCTTTGAGTTTCTCGGCCTCTGCCTTCCGACGAGCTTCAGCAGCTTTTTGGTCGGCCTTTTGAGAGGCCTCCAACTGCTTTTGAAGATTCTTAAGGTAGTTTGATGTGCCTCCGGCGAGGGCCCGTGCTTTCGCCTGCTCAGCCAGCTCCCTCAATCGGATCTCGTCCTCAAGAACATCCTTCTGTTCATTGAGCTTATCGATCTTGGACTGGCGTTCCATGTCATCTTGCTGCTTCAGCAGATCGGCATTGTGCTGCGCGCGTCGGGTCAGGAAGTCCTTGATCGTCTCGCCTTGATTCCTCTCCAGCTCGAGAGATTGCTCGTACTGGAGCTTGATCAAGTCATTGATGCGCTGCTGCTTGTCCCCTTCTTTCTGCAGCGCGGCGATCTTGGCGTTGATAGCCTCGAGACGGAACTTCCCCTCGTACTTCTCAATGTTGATAGCGGTGCCCATCAACCTCAAACGCATCCGGAGGAGGATGAGGGCTCGCTCTTCGTTGATCTTTGAGTTATCTTGGCCGCCCCCTCCCCCACCCCCACCCTGGGCTCCAGCGATTTTGGCTTGCAAGCTCAAAGTTCGCTTGCTTGGTTGCGATGCAGCAGCAATTGCTGCGTCACTTTGAGCTTGGGCCGCCTTCATCGCCTGGTTGTAGGCCCAAGCCAGAGAATACTGCTCTGCGGCATTCTTAGAAGCTGCCACTGCAGCTACTGCGTCGGCATTAGCTTTGTTGGTTGCTGCCTGGGCAGCAGCGTTGGCAGCATCTTTAGCTTCTAGAACATTGCTGTTCAAGTTGCGTTGGATAGCCCCAAGCATTGTTTCCGCAATCGTCTGGTAATGGGTCAGATCGATTGATCGTTCTTGGTAGCCGAGGTAGTTATACCTATAGGTATAAGCTACATTATTGGCGGCAGTATCTTGTGCAATCAGAGCTTGGACCAGTCGATCAGTGACCGTCTTCATCTGGTCCTCACCGCCACGAGCCGCGGTAATGGACTGGATGTAGAGATCTACGGCTTTGGTAGTCTGATCGATGGTGGCGGCGGTCGCCCCAGTTCCCTGGAGAGTACCAGCCCAAGTTCCAAGACCTGTTGCCTTCAAGAGCTGGGTGGCCTTCTCGAGGTTGGTAGACTCAGGTCCACCTACCGAAGAAACAGCCTTGCCTAGTTCAATCATCTGTTCCTTGGCAGCCCGGGTAGGATCCACCAAAGACAAGATCAGATCATTGACGTGTTTCAGGCCTTCTTCGGCTGCCAACCACAGGGGCTGGGCAAGAGCTGCGCCGGCGATACCACCCACTGCCCCAACAGCAAGAGCACCGACACGTGAACCCAACGTGCCGGTGATAGCCTTCATCTGAGCTAGCGACCCACTGACGCGGGTCTGTTCCTTGACCGCATCGCTAGCTTGGACCCTGAGATCCTTCTCCTGGCTAGTAAGCTTGTTTAGCTTAGTCTGGTTCTGCAGGAGGTTGTTGAGGTGCTTTTCTTCCTGGGCAGTGATGGTACCTTGGGTCTTGAGCTCAGCTGTGATGGATTTCATCAAGGTCTGAGCTTCAGCCGCCCGCTTCTTGCCCTCTGTGCTTCGTGGCCCTAGAAGTTGAGCTGAATCCCACAAGGCCTGGGCCTCTCGGAACTGCTCCTTCAATCTAGCTGCGATATCTTTTCCACCAACCTGCTGAGAGATTCGAGCCAGGCTGGATGTGAATGCGCCTTCTCCCAAAGCCACATTCTTAGAAGTCGTCCGAATGCCAGCGGTGGTTTTGGCCATCGAAGATTGGAAGCCGTTGATCTTAGTCTGTAGACCAGCTAGGTCAGCTTCCATCTGCTTGACTGCTGAACCATCATAGACGGTCAACAGTTCAAGGAGCATCCTCGCTCCGGCTGCGGTTACGCCTTGAGCACCACCGACCGCACCCAGCGAGGTTAAGTTTCTGGATCCACCGATACGAGGGGCGTTACTGGAAGGGATGCCCACTAGGTTGCCCTCAGCCAATCCTGCCGTGCCTGTGGCAGGTCTTCAATCTTGACCCCTTCGGCGGGTTTCAAGCTCTTGATGAGCTTCTCGTATTCCTCGAAGGGTTCCTTCGTCAGAAGAGCAAATCCCCAGTACTTGTCTTCCCACTCTACTCGATAGAGGGTTGCCATCAGGGACCTGATCTCCTCAAAGGTTAGGTGTTCGATAGTGTTGGGACTGATTCCTCGGAGGAGGAGTCTGTCGTAGATTCCGTCCTCTGACCAGAAAGGATCGACGGTTCCCCCTCCGAGATTGGAGTCTCGCCAATCATCATCGGGGAGCGGAAGTTTGGGTCAACGAGTCTCCGAAGATTCTCAAGGCCATTCACCTCCAAAGAGGCATAGATAAGCTCTAGAACTTCGGAGTAGTCCAGAGTTGAACAATCCTCGTCGGGGACGCACATGGCGAGAATCTTCTGATAATCTACCAGTTTCTCGCCAAGAACAGCCTCTAGTTTAGGAAGGTTCGTTTCGGGATCAACGAAGACGCTAACCGCACGGTTCGTTAGTTCTGCGAACTGGACGATGATTTCATCGCCCATATCATTTCTCTGGAGCCATGGGAGGGGGCTGACAACAACCACCCTCCCATTATCGAACTCTACCTCGATGGGCTCTCTACGATGAACGCGCCGCCGTTCGCTCATCTTAGAGCATCTCGAACATGTTCATGAACTGGTCCTCGGGGTTGATGGTCGTCGCCAACTCCGGGAAAGCCCTGAACTCGAGGGGTGGGCTGACAGGATCACTCTTGTCAAACCGCAGAGCCTTCTCCCCACCCTGCATCTGAACCCGACGGAAGACGAAGCCCAGGACCTTGCCTTCTGCGGCCTTCGGATAGATGACCGCAAGCCGCATGTCAGAAAGCTGGTTGGCAGAGATGTCACCAGATCGGCGAGACTGGGTTGGAGCACTGCCGAAGTACTGGACGGATGGGTTCATGATGAGAGCGAGGGCCAGCTGAGAGCTGGGATCCAAGATCTCTGCAATCTGGGTGCTGATGGTGTAGGCTCGACCAGTGATGTCCTGGCCATAAGCTCCCAGGATTTGATCAACGTCATCGCGATCGGTCGTATCGACCGTCTTCGAGATGTTGACTCCACCACGGGTGAGCCCGAACGGAGTCCAACCAGAAGCCGGAGCTCCTGTGGTCGCGTTGATGACTTGCTCGATAGTTGTTGGGAAACCCAACGTCCCTGTAGCGTACAGGATCTTGGCAGGCCCCTTCAACGTGTTCAGAAGGTTGATGCTGTTTTCTAGGATCTGTCGCTGAGACATCTTTGGTATGTTCTCCTAGCTGGAAAACTTGCCACGTCGGGCGATCACGCCACTGGCTGGATCGACAGCTGCCGCATTCCTCGCTGCTTGTTCTTGGATCCTCCTGATGGCTTCGTCGGCTATCGTTTCAGTTGTGGCCTGCACATGGGCGTGAAGATCGCGGCCCCAATACACTGCGGCAACTCCAGGCTGGGCACTCCCGGCAGTCTGAGTAAATCCAATCTCATCTCCGGCTGTACCACCAATCGATTGGTGATTGACCAAGGCGATCTTGAACAGATCGGTTTGAAGGGCCTCGGCAAAGGTGCTTACGGAACTGGAAAGCCAGTCAGCGTCAAAGCCAGGGTGAATGACGAACAATGGGTAGAAGTACCCACCGCCAGGTTCACCTTCCAGCGTGGCCTCTAGATCTTCGTGTTTACCCGCGAGGTACTCTCGCCTTCTAGAACCGGTGCGAAGCTGTTCAGCTATGCTGCCCTGTACGTAGAATGGGATCCTCCGATTTTTGATGTAAGTCATGTACTTCCCCACAGGGACCTTCAGCCGAGGCATCTGGTTCGCGAGCCATGGGGGAGTACCGTGTTCTGGGCGACCTCTACTCCGAAGGTCGTCGCTGACGGTTCGCCTTACATCCCTGTAGAAGGTCTTCATCAGTATGGGGCGTCCGCCATACTCTTCCAGGGTGGTGTACCTGTTCACCTTCTTTTGACCAGATTGCTTTCCCCCTCGCCGGTACCTTTCCTTGTAGGAGAAGGTGTTGACCAAGTCCTGACGGTAAGATTCCGGCCGCTGAAGGTGGAGGTCAACGGGGTTGTAGCTTAGGGAGGTTTCTAGGCCGGCCAAAGGCTTACGAACGACCGATCGCCAGTTTCTGTGGTACTGACGGTTGAAGTGACCGCCCCTTGCCGTAATGATGTAGGGAGCGATCGGGTATGGATAAGCTCCCCCACTAGCCAAGTTGGTCATGAACCGAACTTCACGATACCTTGGCAAAGAGATCCTGATCGTTCCGGTGAACAATCCATTTTCGGTTTGGCGGATGACGGGTTCTACTCGGATACCTCGAGCAACCCGACCAGTGCCCTTGTGGTACCGAGCTAAAGCTACCCTTTGGAGGGTAGTCTGGAGATTCTTCGCTGCTCCGCGGATGAGTTCAGCAAAATCGCCTTGGGTCTTCTTCCCCGCCAAATCTACGGCAGTTACCGCAGATTTAGCCCCGCGGACTTGAACCCCCGCCTGAAGCATTCCTTTGCCAGACCGAGTGGTCGGTCCGGGCAATCTAGGAGCATTCTTGTTGGTGGTAAGTTGGACGTACTTAGCCATGCTGGAAAGCTTCGTACTCGCTGGTTATCCAGATACACTCAAACGTGAACCCAGCAATCCAGAGGTCTCCGATGGCTTCAGCTCCGGAAGTCTCGTTCGCCACAAACCCGAAGTTCAAGATGGAGTAGTAGTTGTTCTTCTCTAGATGAAGCAACCTGTGGCGGGCGATGAACAACTCCACCGCGGCCATGTGCCGCTTCACAATCTTGTCAACACTTGACTGACTACTCCCGTGAACCACTCCAACAATCTGGCCTGAGTAAACCCAGGAGTTGAGGCTGTCGTCTGTGGCTCCAGCATCCTTCCCGAAAACATCAACTCCGTATCGAGGAAGGATTTTGTCGAAGTCTTGGATCAAACCACCCACAGCGGAGGCCGTTTCGATGGCCTTCGGAACCACTAGTGGAACTTGGTTCTTAGCGTCAAATCCCGCTGCGATTTCTGCGAGGTAAGCTTTGATGTGAGTACGGAGATGGTCAGCGGTAAGCTTTGCTAGCTGCTCTTGGTACATCAGCTATTCCTGAGCCAGTCTTGCTCAAGCCCCCGCTCGTAGCTTAGCTCATTCCAGACAACTTCGGTGATGCCATCGGCGGGGGTATCCTCGCCCAAGTTCTTCTGAAGCTCGATCAGGTCTTTAGCAGTCTGTCTGAGCTCCTTAGCCGCCACCGAGGTATCTTGGACAGTTTGTCCGAGCCCGCCTCCACCAGACATCGTCATTCGCCTGGCAACCTTGGAAGCATCAGCTGCCCAGGCCATCAGAGCGTAAGCCGCAGCTAGGGTTAGGTTTCCGCCAGCATCAGTCATGAACTGGTTGATTTCGTCGTCGGTGAAAACCGTGTAGTAGTAAGTGAAAGTTAGACTGTCACCTGCCGTTGGAGTTGCTGAGAGAACCACAAGACCTTGGTCCAGAGTTACAGAGTAATCTACTCCCTCTGTCAGCATCGAGCCATTCTTATGGACTTGCAAAGCTGGAGAACTCTGGACGCATTCATTCTGAAGCTTGAAGAACTTGGAGTCACCGTCTCCGACGGTAATCTCTCTCGTGATCTTGGGCTTGTCGGAGATGGCAAGCCTCACTCGCTGAAGATCGGTCAAAGCCATCTTTAGCCCTCGTTCTTGTCAGTAGAGGTGAACCCAGACTGGGCCGTTGTGAAGGATGGTTGAGCTTCAGAGAAGCCTTCTTGAGTAGTTGGGAAGCCCCCTGTAGAAGTATCCGTCATCCCACGTTGGTAAGTCCAGATCATGGGACTTACCAAGCCAGCTAGAGCAATTCTCAGTTGCCCGAAAGCTTCAGCACTTGAGATAGCTCCCACAGCCACCAGCATCGTAAGGCTGTAGAGGGACGGAACTCCTAAGGCCTCAGCGGAACTGATAGCCCCAACCTGGGACAAGTTGTTGAGATTACTCAGAGCTGGATTGCCAAAAGTTTCCCCACTGGCAATCGCGCCGACCGAGGTCAAGGCTCTCACGCCGGGCGTGACCGTAGTTGTGCCAAAGACCTCCGCGGATGTGATTCCACCCACAGAAGATAGGTTGATGAACCTATCGATGACTGCGGTACCGAATGCTTCAGCGCTGGAGATGTTACCGACCGAGGTAACTGAAACTCCACCCACCGAGATGGCGGTAGTACCGAATGCTTCAGCCGAGCTAATCGCTCCAGCCGAAGTAATGAACTGGCCGCCAAGGGTGATGACCGCAGTACCAAAAGCTTCAGCAGAGCTTATAGCCCCAACCGAGGTTACCGAAACTCCCCCAACGGAGATTACTGCAGTCCCGAAGACTTCAGCAGTACTGATCGCCCCAACTGAACTAATTGAGTTCAACGTTGAGATTACCGTAGTGCCGAAGGCTTCAGCGGTGCCAATCGCGCCTACTGAACTAATAGAGTTCAGCTTGGAGATTACTGCGGTGCCAAAAGCCTCAGTGGTGGAGATGTTCCCAACGGCAGTAATGCCATAGGTAGCTCCAAGAACAGTCGTTCCAAAAGCCTCGGCGGTTGCGATAGCTCCTACGGCTGTGATAGAGTTCAACCCTGAGATTACTGCGGTACCGAACGCCTCGGCTGTGGCGATTGCCCCAACTGCTGTGATCGAATTCTGGGCCAAGAGAACCGTGGTACCGAAAGCTTCAGCTGAGGCGATTGCACCCACTGAAGTTACTGATTGGCCACCACCAGAGAGTGAGATAGTCGCTGTCCCGAAAGCTTCTGCCGAGCTGATAGCTCCAACAGAAGTAACAGAAACCCCTCCCACGGCGATGACGGTCGTCCCAAAAACTTCAGCAGAGGCGACGTTACCAGCTGCTGAGATGGAGTAGCTTGTGCTAAGAACCGAAGTACCAAACGCCTCCGCCGAGCTTATTGCTCCAACCGAGGTAACTCCGATTGCTGTGGAAAGGGCAGCATTACCAAATGCTTCTAGCGAAGCAATGGCTCCTACAGAAGTGATGGACTGGGCGAAAGATGAGTCGTAGGCGAGCCAGATCTCTGAACCGCCACTCAGCTTCACCAAGCCCCACAGGGGGTATTCCACCCAATCGGTGGAGACGATGATGTCGTCTAGGTAAGCTGTCCAGGTCCCGTAGGCCACGGTGGTGTTCACGTGGCCCGCGTAGAAGGCATTCCAATCCCTGTTGGCATCTACGCCGGACATGTCAAGATCTGGGTAGTCCTTGGAATCTACTCGCCAACGGAGTTCGGCAAGGGCCGTTCCGTCTACTACCAGATCGACCTTGTACCAGACTCCCGTGGTTATGACAGGACCAACCTGCCGGTTTGCCCATCTTTGAGTGTTGAAGACGCAGAGCTTACTAGTCGCCTGTTCAAACCCCAACCAGGCGTTGTATCCCGAGGGGTTTTCAAATCCTGCTAATTCTGCGTCTACTCCCGGCAATGATGCGAAGTAGATAGAGAAACTAGCGACGACGAACTTCGAACTTGTAAATGATTTGGCGGCATAGCACGCAGAACCAGCAGCAGCAACCTTCACCGAGTAGCTGCCGTTCAGGTCATACGTTGTAGATGCAGTGACCGAACCCGTAATTGAAGTCCAGTGAGCTAGATCGCTGCATTCTCCGCCACAGATGAACTGAGCGAACGGACCGGTCCAAGGTTCATAGATCTGCTGATAGTCATGCCAAAGTCCACCATACCTGTAGAATGGGGACCAAGGATTCTCAATCAGCGTCCGAGACATCAGCCAAAAGCCACGATCAGGACCATTCCAGGCCCGCCATTTCCGCCAGCCCCAGAAGCAGTAGTTGTGGTATCTTCGGCAGCACCCCCACCGCCTCCACCACAGCCGAGAGCCCCGTGGCCCCCACTACCAGCTGAACCGGCATCCTTCAGACCACCACCGCCAGAACCGCTTCCTCCGAAGCTAACCCTCATGTCTGGAAGTGGGAGCTTGGAGGCCGGAACATCGTTCCAGTTCAAGTACCCATCAATCCCCGCCGCCCCGGCAGAACCTCCGGCAGGAACAGTCTTAGTTCCACCGGTCAATCCCATAGAAGATGGCCAGTTGCCCGCTCCACCGTTGGTGTTCGCGTGAGTAGCTGCCAGGCCCCCGCCTCCACCACCTCCAGCAGTCCAAACTACTGCTGCCCCGGCAGCTCCATTGCCAGCCGAGCTGTTGCCAGCAGCCGCCCCAATCCAAGTAGACAGAGCAGCTGCAGCACCTGCACCAGCTGCAGAAGTAGTTCCACCACTACCTCCACCCCCGCCATCTCCTAGAGTAATAGATCGCCTCTGAAGGATAGCGGCGGTCAATGGCGCAGCGGTAGATCTTTCGAAACAAACAGCGGAGGGCAGTCCCGGCCCGCCAGCGTTGCCACTCGTAGAGTTGCTGGAAACAGCAGCTCCACCAGCTCCACCGTAAGCCGCAAAGACGTACAGCCTTTCGGGAATCAATGCTGTTGGAAGCCAGACTTCTCCTACACCAGCTCCTCCGCCTCCACCTCCGCCCCAGGCCGCAGTACCGGCGACAGACTTCCTTCCAGAACCTCCACCGCCACCTGAGCCAATGCAACGAATGTAGAGAAGTTTGGCCCACTTGGGGACTTCGTAGGTTTCCTCCAGCCAACCAACTGTCCCGCCCGTAGGTACGAGAAGTCCGAATGGAGGTACCCACAGCTTCACATCTGTTAGTGAGAGGTTCGCCTGGCCTCGGGCCATGCCAGGTGGGAACATCATCATTAGAAGTCACCGCCAAACGCAGTAACCATGATCATCGACTGGTTACCAGCGAGAGTCTGGGCAATCCTGAGAGACCAACCCGAGGGGAGGATGAAGTTGAAGTAGGACCTTGAAGCTCTCCAAGCTGGGGCAGTGGTAGAGCTTGTTTGTGCAGGAACGATCAGCTGGTCCACCAGGTGATAAGCTGATCCGTCGTAGGCGAAGATGTTGAGAACGCCAGCAACTGTGGTGCCGACCGCCTGGGCAACAATCTCGTTGACCTGAGTTCCGTTAGCTCCGGCAGAACCCAGAGTCGTGACGTTGGTCGGAGCCGTGAGGCTAGTATCCAACGTAGCTGGAACGTTGCCAGACATGCACCGGGCAGTTGCTGCAAACTGAGGTCCGGATGCCATGTCTAGAACTCAGGCGGTTCGATGGCACCAACCTCGGTCAGCTGCTGAAGGAGTGCAGCCTTCTGGACATCATCGAGGTTAGCGATCATGAAGTTGGCTTCTTCAACAGCATTCCGCTTGTTGATTTCAGCTGCCACAGAGGCCTTGAGTTCCTTCAACTTCTGGATCTGGTCGTCCAGATCAAGTCGGTACTGAGTAAGCTCATCAAGACTTGCGGTTAGGGTATCCACAGCTTCTCCTAGAGCTTGAAGAGCTTGTTCGCGCCAGCATCCGGAGTGACGGTGATGTCACCACCGTTCGGAGTGACCGGCAGGTTAGTTGCGGTGTCGATGAGGCAGATCAAGCGAGCGGAGGCATCCGCTGCGTTGTACTTGTAGTATGCGATCCTGGTGATCTGAGCTCCAGAGACCGCGGAGACGGTTTTGGCGGCGTGGTTCGCAACGCCGGCCGTCACCGTGGGGCTGGCGATAGCAGTAGAACGTGCGACTATGTTTGCACCCAGGTCAGAGACGAACTGGTGAGTGCTCAGGTTAGGGGTGTAGCCGGCGGAAAGGAAGGCAAACCGGATATCGTCCGTATCCCAGTCGATGGCCCCTCCTAGGAACCCTTCCCGGCCGTAGTCGTAAAGTGCGTTCGCCATTCCTTACTTCTCCTTCAGGAGATCGAGCCATTGAACAGCTCGCTGGTCCCAAGAAACTGCCGGTGCATTCTTTCGAGAGAGTCTCCGCATCTTGAGCATCTCGGTATCGCGGCCCAACTTGAGCAACCTAATGGTTTGTTCAGCAAAGGCCTGCTGAACCGCTGGGTCATGAGGATTGTTATCGATGAAGACTCCGCTCTGAACAGTCTCGGCAAGAGCAGCAAAGTGGTTGGTGATGGGCACTACTCCCGCCAACTGAGCTTCAATGGCTGTGATGCAGTAAGTCTCGGGGAAGTATGTTGGGTACAACCAGACCGAAGACTTTGCAAACTCTTTCGCCAGTTCTTCCTGGTTGATCCTGCCGTGATTGACCACGTTCTTCGCATTCAGGAGTAGGTTATTCACCTTCTCTCTGAAGGGACGAAGATGCTCGTAGCCAGCTTCCAGAACCTTGTCGAAGTTATTCCAACCGTAATAAATGTGAAGTTCTGCATCTGGAATGGCTTCTACCACCTGTGGCCAGATTCCTTCAAGGATGATGTCCAGACCACGGTCGGGGGAGCTGGAATAGATCACCCTGTGGGGATTTCTATCCTTATCGTCAAAATTCCACCCTGGGAACCGGCCAAGATCAACTCCGTTCCCGATCACTACCAACTTGTTTGGATCGAGGAAGGGGTACTTCTCCAGCATGAAGTTCTTGTGCCACTCGGTCAGAACTACGATGCTATCAAACTTTCGAGCCCGGACCGGAGTCAGGCGATCGCCGGCGTCAGTATCATGCATCCACAAGACGAGTCTGTCCGTGTTGATGGGAAGATCGGCCGCCTCTGGGAGTCGCCAGGCGATGAACAGGTCTGAGTGAACCTCTGGGTGGAACTGGTCCACAGGGCGGTAAGCGCCGCCGTAGTAGTATCCGGGATCATCAGTTTCGATGTAACTGATCATCCGATGACCAGCATTGGCGAAGGCTTCAGCTAGTTTGATGATGGCAGTTTCACTACCACCAAGTCCGCCTTCGGCCCACATCCGAGGGTTCCACTTCTCGAGGGTTCCTGGGGCCAAACAGATGATGTTCTTGTCGGTTCTGGCTCCTGGACGGTAATCCGCCAAAATCCAGCCGGTGTCCGCCATAGGCTGTCGGTACAAGTTCCAGATCTGGCCTCGTGGCGAAATCATCGCCTCCAAGTCCATCTGGTCGAAGATGCGAAGATGGCCTTTTGGCTCCAGCTTGTCCCACCAGGGAACTCTACCACGATCCCAAGACATGAATGGAGTTGTGATCGCGATATGGTTAGCTGTCTTCTCGAGCTCGGCCAACCCCGCAACCGGATCCACCAGGTGTTCGATTACTTCGAAGAAGATGGCAAGATCAGCCTTTGGGCCTTGCCACGTTCCAACTTGGTCAACGTTACCAACTTCGAAGTAAGCGTCCAATCCCCATTTCTTAGCTCGTAGATTTGCAAGGTCGACACAACGCGGATCGAGATCGAGTCCGTGGACTCGGGCTCCGGTTTCGCGGGCGAGGGGTAGGGAGATGAAGCCATCAGAGCAACCCCAGTCAACGATCTCTTGGGCGTTGATTCGTTTTGCAACATCAATGGCGAACTTGAGACGTGGGTACTTGAGCTGATTCTCGTCCAAGATCCGCTCTTCGTCCATCGGCGCCCAGTGTGGATTACCTGTGTAGAAGTCCACCATGATCTGGGGATCGTCGATGTGAGCGGTTTGCACCATCGTACGCTGATACGCGTCAACGATCGGAGGCGAGTGCTGAAGGTGCTTTGGGACACAGTTGGCGACAAGCTGTCGAACCTTGAGCCATTCATCGTTCCGACCCAAGTGTTCACGAAGCTTGAGGAATGCCCGGACAACTTGCTGGAGTTCAAGTTCTTCCTCAATCAACTTGATCTGAGTAGCAAGTCGGGGATCTTCTCTCACTTTCCAAGCTTCACGGAACTGCGCGTAAGCCATCTCGAAGTCTTGGAGAGCTGTGTAGGCCAATCCCAGCACCATCGCCGGGTGGAACGTGTAGTCCAGAGGATTGGTGATCAGCATCGTCTCAGTTCTAGGCTTCGACGAACCAATCTTGGTGTACTCAATACAGGCGAGATAGTTCTTCATCCTGTAGTAAGTTTCGGCCATCCCAAACCAGGCATCTGGTTCACGTGGGAACAGCTCTGTGGCCTGTCGATCGTAGTCGAGAGACTTCTTGTAGTCTCCCATGATTCGCCAGGCATCAGCCATCTTGTGGAGAATCTGGTACTTTTCTTCATCCCACCCACAGAGGGGGATGAAACGCTGCCAGTGAACGAGGGCTTCTCGCAGATTTCCGCGAAGAGCGTTCTCAGAGCCTAGATAGGCGAGAACTCGTGGGTCAGGATTAGGTTCCCCGGCCTCTAGCTCTTCGTAGAGAAGTCGAAGGTTGCGGTCCGGTTCGGTCTTCCCAGGGGGCTTGTGATGCACCCATAGGATGTCGTTGACAAGCTGGTTCACCTTGGGGACGCCGTCTGCCGGAACAAGAACCTCGTGAACTCGGCCCTTCCATTCCCAAGCTCGTGGGTTCTTCAGGAGTCGTTCTCGGACCAGCCAACAAATGCTCTGGCCCATCTCATCTTGTGCGTAGTTGTAGCCGAAGTAGAACGCGTCTGTGCCAGGAAAATCGACTGGCAGATTCCTCAGGCTCTCGCCGTTGACAATGATGTCGTCCCCGTCCATCCACAGGAAGTAATCCGTGGTGACTCGATTCAGGACCTCTTGGCGAGCAGCACTAAAGTCGTTCTGCCAGTCGATCTCGAAGACTTCACTGGTGAACTTTCGAGCGATTTCTTCAGTATCGTCCTGGGATTTCCCTCCCAGCCCGATAACGATCTGGTCCACGTGAGGGGCGATGCTCTTGAGAGCCTCTTCAAGAGTACGCCCCTCATCGCGAACGATCATTCCTAGCCCGATAGTTGCCATTGGAAAGTTGCCGCCTTCCCTAGTTAGCGGGACTTCTTCCCGCCCTTTTTCTTTCCACCGCAGCCCATTACAGGCTCCTAGCTTACGGGACGATCGCCCCGATAACCCCACGCCACTCGATGGGGATGAAGTCGTAGTCGTGGCGGAGCTTGTAGGAGATCTCGTCGAACTCGAAGGAGTAGGGATCCTCTCCACCGAGAACAGCGCGAACGCCCGGGTCCTTGAGGCCGATGAACGGGGTCTGGTTCCCATTCAGCGTGACCTGGGCGAAGATCGCGAAATCTCCCTTCAGGTCCGCTGCCATGTACCAGTTGTTGGCGTCCGTGAAGAATGGCTCGATGATGATCTCCGACCAGATGCCCTTGACCTGGTTCGCTTCCAGGGCGCTGGCACCGTTCGGCAGGAGCTCATTCTCGTTGATCGCCCTCGCGACGTAGCGGAGCTCTGTCGGAATGATCAGAGTCCGGCCCGCCGGAGTGACGATTGTGTAGCCTTCCTCGTCCGTCATGTCGTCGAACTTGAGGTCAGCGGTCTTCACGACGCCCATGCCGGTGACATCCGCGGTGAGCGCGGTGGTCGTCAGGTTGCCGTGAGCTGCGGAGAAGAGAGCGTTGCCATCCCACATCGTGGGGTTCGACTGGAAGACGGTGATAGCCGCCCGCTTGCTCATGGTTCGAGCCAGAGCCTCAGCGGCGAGCTTCGGCATTTCCTGGATCTTGCCAAGGCGGTCGGCGATCACGAGTCGACGGGTGACGTCGAAGGCAGCGCCCCACTCCTTCAGCTTGAGCTTCGGCCCGTCATACTCGCGCATGACAAGCTTCTCGTAGGGGCTGTTCGGAGCCCGCTCAGGGATGTCCGTGAAGCGGCCGAACTTGCTGGAGGTGTACTCCTCGAAGTCCTCGAGCGAGAACTCCTTGGTGTACTTCGTCCACTGCCCCTGAATCTCGGTGAACCGGTTCAGGAACGTGTGACGAAGGTACTTGGTGATGTAGGTCGGAAAGTCCGTGACCGACATCGCCTCTTCTGCGGTCAGCTCCCCGTTGTGGAGCTTCTGCCGCATCTCGATGTAGCCATCGTAGAGGCGAACTCGGCGACCAGGCGCCAGGCCCATGCTCACGTTCTGCTTCTCCTTCTAGTACGCGTTCGGGTTGAACAGCTGGGTCTTCACGTAGCCAGTGGCCGAAGAAGCCCACATCCGTCCCACGGGGTTCGCACCAGACGCAGCAGAACCGAAGACCTGAAGCGTGGTAGCCTGGGTAGTGGGATAGGCGTAAACCTTGGTGCCAGGCGGGGTTCCGACCGCCCCGTTGCCCCACTTGAGGTTCCAGACACCCTCCATGATGATCGTCATGAGGTCGCCAACCACCTTGACGTCATCCTGAACAGTGCCGTAGTACCCCATGTAGTAGACCAGATCACCGGCCTTGTGGAGCTGGGCAGAAGTCACCTGAAGGCGACGACCGGCAGCAACTTCGTGGAGGCTCATCGATTACTTCCCATCCTTGCTAGCGGGCTTGGTCCCGAAGAACGACTCGACGGCCTCGTGGGCGGAAATCACCTGAGGCGCGGGGGCCGGATCAGACGAGCCCGAAGGGCCGAAACCAGAGAGCCGCGGACCAGCTCCAGCGGCCTTGAGCTCCTCGCGGGTCTGCTCGATGATCTTGTCAACGGCCGCCTGATCGAACGACTCAGCGGCGCTGAACGTTCGGATGAGGCGCTCCGCTGTCAGCTTCGGCAGCCCAGCCTTGCTGATGTGAGTCGCGATCTTCTCGCGCTCAGCAACAACCGAGCTCTGGTGATTGATGTACGACTGAATGCCTTCCTGGATGAGGCCAGCGACGGCTTCCTTGGTGAGGCTTTCTGCCGCCACAGGGGGTGCAGCGGTCTTCTTGTGCATCGGATTGGCGCAGTTGCCGTTGGCCGCATCCGCGGTTCCGCCACAATCCGGGCAAGTCGCTGCCTCAAGAGTGTTGTGCTTCTTGAGGAACTCCTCAGCCAGGGCCGGAGGCAGATTAGCCTCGAGCTCCTCAATCGTCAGCGAGGTCCAATCCACCTCATCGTCTCCTTCCTGAACGAATCCTTCCAGTCCGCCACCTGCGGCTGGGAACACGACGAAATCGCAGGACCGTGGCGAGATGATCTCCGAGATGTCTTCGAACATCTTCCCGGTGACTGGATCTTTGCGACGTTCGCCCCTGACGACCTGACTCATGGAGTTGCCCATGAACTGGTGGCCAGTACTCATCTTCTCGGCGAACTCTCGGTCGATGTAGAGGACCTTCCCCTTCACCGACTTGGTCGGTTCGTCGTACCAAGCCTCCTCTACCCCGGCCACCAGTTCACGAACTGATCGCTGGGTTGGCAGCTTCGTCCGGTCGTGATCCATGAACATCCGAAGCCCGTTGTACATGCCCTTCGAAACTGCGGTTCGGAGAGCTGCCTCTCGGTATTCACGGTTGTTCTTGGATCGGCCAGCCTTGATCAGGGTATGAACAGCCCTGACCTGGCCTGTGGCCTCATCACGCTGGAAGTCCTCGGCCTCTGTAGCTTCGAAAAGATCAGAGACTCGATGCGTGCGAAGCATTACTCAGTGCCTCCCTCCTCTTCGGGCTCCTCAACCGGAGCGCCTTCCTTAGGAGATGGGGGGCCCTGAAGCCTCCGCACTTCCTGCTTGGGACCGACCTTGTACTTGCCGCCATCCCAGGTAACCACCACTAAGGTGGTAATGTTGATCGCAGCAATATCGTCTTCCTTGTAGCCCGTCTTCCGACGAAACACGTTGACGATGGCTTCTCGAGTAACTGCCATCTTTCTCCCTAGAGCCTATCTTCTGGGTCCACGGGGGGGCCGGAGATCCACGTGACGGAACCGCTGTCTTCTACTCGGTACCTCCCGCCGTTCCTGGTGTAGAATGACCTGGTGTTGAAGTTGAGGGCGAGGATTTCGCTTTCTCCATACCCGGTCCGGGATAGGAACTGGGAAATCAAGGCCCTCTGAGGTGGAGTGTATTCTTCATTCGACATCGTACTGGTTCTGCACTACGTGTTGACTGACGCCCTCGAGGCTCAGAACTGAACCACAAGTACATAGGTACTTGCTCTTCAGAGAATCTTGAAGTCGACAAACGTGTCTAGTTCGTCTAACGGCTCGGAATTCTCCCGCCAATCCCATTTCTGGACGGCGGAACCTTACCGGCGATGATTCTCTGCAAGTCTGGCGGGATGACGTTGCCATTGCCGTCTTGGATGGGATTCGGGCCATCTGGGTTCCCCGGACCGTTGCTGTTGGGTGGCGGTGGAGGCATATTCCCAGCAAATGGGATCAACTGAGGCGGAATTGGGTTCTTCTTCTCCTCAGTGTTGATTTCCTCCTCGATCATCGGCATCAAGGCGTTGAGGTTAGCAACCCCGAGAACAGTGAGGGCTCCACGAATGGCTTCGATCTTCACCAGCTTGTTGTCAGGAGCGATGTTCTGAGTAAGCTGGCCGTAGGCGGTGATGTACTTCACCACGTCCTGGGAGATGATGGCCGGACAAACGATCGAAACTCGGCGGAGGTAATCTCGGTACTCATCCGGGAAGGCAAGACGAAGCATCCACCTTAGCAGATCCTCGATCTCATCCTTCAACCATTGCTGCCAATCCTCGTAGGACTTCACCATCGGAAGTTCCATGGACTGGGCTGTGGCGAGGTTCGCATCCCCGCCTTCTCCGTAGTAGTGGATCATGGTACCGACGCCAGCACCAGCAACTGCCAGAAGCATGCGCGCGTCCTCGCGGGCGTTAGCAGCTCCCGTGTCAGTCTTCATCCACTCAAGATCAATCGCCTGATTAGAGTCGTAAGTAGCTCCTGGGGCAGGCCTCGTGGCCTTCCGGAACTCACTCCCCTCATTGGCGGGATTGGAATAGCCCGTCTCCAAACCACCGAGAGAACCTTTGAACGAAGCCACTCCTGTGGGTCCAGCCTTCACCTTCCGCTTGAAGGCGATAGCTGTGGCAGCATCATTGATAGCCGCCCGGTTCTCCATGAACTCCCGGAAGACTCGGAACCACTGCCTGGAGGAATAAAGCTCCGAGATACCCCGCTGTCCGATCCTGGTCCACAGGGGGTTGATGAGCGAATGCTTGATCTTCTCTTCCGGCTTTGCTAGCTTAGCCGGTGGAATCTTGATCCTAGTGCCAATCCTGGCGAGATCTTCCTCGGTCACGCGGTAGTCGAGGTAGTACTTGGTAGTAGGTTCGTTCTTGGCTGGAACTACCTGATCGGTATTCCCGTCGTAGACGAGCTCCATGTAGACCCGTTTGTAGTAGATCGGCTTCTTCCGATTGTCCGGGTCGTAGATGGTTAGCTTGATTTCTTCGATGGGAATCTCGGTCAGAACCAGCCAGGGAGCCGCGGTACCCTCGACACCGATGAAGAAGAACTCCCCATCCGTGTAAACCCCATCAACCCACTCATACATAGCTCGCCTGGTGGTCAGAACGAGCTCATTATCGGGATGTTCCCAGAACATCTCCATGGTTTCTTTGAGCGGGTCGCCATCTTCAGCGGGTGGGACCACATTGGACTTCGGGTCCGTAACCGGCTGATCACCGCTGGGAGCCTGGTTTGGGTCTTCTGGAGGCGGAACAGGCTTCTTAGGAGCCACAGGGGGCTTGGAAGCCGTTGGCGGAGGAACTACGGCTTCTTTCGCAGGAAATGGGGGCTTCTGGGCCGTTGGGGCCGCCTTAGGAGGAATGGGATTCGCCGGGTCTGAGGGATTAGCAGGATCTTCCGGGGCGTTGGGATCAACTGGCTCGGCGTTTGGATCGTTTGGGTTGTTTGGATCGACTGGGGCATCGACTTTCTCCGCAGCAACCAGATACTGGATGCCTTTCCCAAGAGTAAATCGAAGTGTCAGCTTAGCGGATTGTTTGGCAAGCGGGTTCTCCTGACGAAGCCTTCGCAGCCTCTTGATGTATTCCTCGCGGTTCGCGGAAGGAATAATCTCGCCAACCTTGCCAAAATCGAACAGATTGAGGTAGTCTAGGTCTTCAATCTGCCGAGAAAGAAGGCGGTTGTCATTAGACACCGCCTCAAGTGCAGAACCTGTATCATTTAGGGCTGATTCTAGGTATTCAAGTTCTCCCTGAACCCCAGACACCCTCGCGATGGCTTCCTGGATCCTGTTCACTCGCCATCACCCTCTTGAAAGCCCGTTTCTGCTTCTGGACGTGAAGCCCACCGTCAGAAAGACGGCGATTAGACGGAACAAACTGCTTAGTCGGCTTCTGTGGCGGCCGTTTGCGGAACTTTTTCATGAGCGAACTCAAGCAACCGTCCAGTTGACGATCCAGCCTCCAGAGTTCACGCTCTAGACTCACCAATCTACCCCCAAGCTGACTCGCTCGAAGATGTCCGGCATCGCCTCCTCGTAATCGACGTACTCAACCTCCTCGTGCTTCCGAGCCTCGTTGAAGAGCTCAGGGAAGCGGTTGTAGTAGCCGTAACGAGTTGCGTCGATGGTGTGGTTATCCACATCTACCGGAATCTCACTTGGAGAACGCTCTACCCTCTGCCGGGCTAGATCAGGATAGTGATAAAGCCCATGTTCCTTGATCGCGTTGATGCAAGCTGGATCATACGTGATCCTAGGAACGATCTTGCCAGGCCTACTGAGCAGTGGATCTCTCAAGAAAGTATGATGTACATCAATACCCTTCTTGATAGACGGCTTCTCACCCCCGGCGTTGTAGCCCCGGAGCCTCCAAGTTGCTGCCGCCTCAGCCGCGCCCTTGTCGATGGTGACGATTAGATCGTTGCGAGGCCGGCCAGCATCGTTCAGAAGAGCGTAGGCCCACATCGCCTCTGCCATCCGAATGATTTGAGCTGTAGTATGGCCTGTCAGGTAGATCTCATCCAGTACACGAATCTGCTCATCAGGAGTGATCTGGACCAGCAGAACTGCGTACGGGGCGGTAGAACCAGGATCCACCCACAGGGCCGTCTCCATGTTAGGATCGTACTCATGACGCCTAACGTGGATGTTGTTATCAAACTCAGGAAAGACCAGTCCACCGTATGCGATGAACTTAGCTTCCCATTCTTGTGCGAAGGCCTCCGGCGTCGATGTCTGCCGAGCTGCCTCAATTTCTTCTGCTGAAAGAAGAGGGTTAGAGCTCGATGGGATAGCCCAGCTCTCCCAATCAGCGAACTTCTTCTCGTGACTCTGCCCGCGCTGGTAGAAATCGTAGAACCAGTTGAACCCACGGGGGGTAGAGGTCATCAGAGCCCATCCACCGCGATCCGCCAGAGCCGGCCGGAGGTACTGGTCCCAGGTTCTGTGCTTCAAGCGAGCCGCCTCGGCAAGAATGATAGCATCTAAACCCTCACCGATGAGCTGGTCGGGGTTCTCCTCCGACCGACACTCGATGAAAGAACCGTTATCGCACTGGATGAACATCTCCCGTTCGGATTTTCGCTTGACCGGAATCCTTTGCTGATCTACAATCAGCTTCCAGACGATGCGAAACTCCTTTTCCGCAAGGTCCATCGTAGGTCCCACAACCCAGACGTATGAGTTGGGGATTACGAGCTGGCAAGCAGCCTCTCTACCGCCCAGAACGGATTTACCGATCCGCCGCCCCCCATCGACGATCCTAAATCTAGCCTTCGATCGGTGAACTTCCGCCTGATAGGGGAAAGTCTGTAGATTCCAGGATCGGAAAATCAACGCCTTCCGTTCCGGAGTCAGGAGCGACGAGCGCTGCGAGGAGAGTATCATAGTTGTTTGTCGTCACATTCACTTCGCCGATGTGAGTGCCTCCGGCGCCCTTGCCCGGCCCGAGAACTCGGTCGTAGACGCGGAGGAGGTCGAGCAGCTCCATCCTCTGGATCTTCTCGTCGGAAGTGCGCCTCTCCAGCTCGCGGACGATTCTACCGCGGAGGCGCGACAACAGAGTAGAGCGGAGCTCGTCGATGCGAGCTCTGTAATCAGCGGAGCTGTAGTACTTCTTGACCTGACGAACAGAACAACCAGCCCTAGCAGCAGCCATCTTGAAGGTTCCGCCAACGGCGAGAACCTGGGCAGAAAGCTCCATGCGAGCTCGCATGGGCGCGTACTGAACCCGTTTGGCGGAGAACCTGTCATGCAGCTCGTCAAAAGTGGTGTTATGAGGATCGATCACGGCCAATCCATCACGTACCACAGGGAGTTTGTTACGAACCTCACCACTTGGGTAAGGATCCTTCGGGTGAATGAGGTTAGGAGCTGGGTTCTTTGGTGTGGTCATGGTATATCCTAACTCCCATCCGAACCGCTTTCACGAGCCGAATGGCTAGATTGTACCGGGATATCTCCAACTTCGAGGCTATACCAGCCTCAGAATTGCCTTCAACCACCATCAGGAGGGGTACTCCGAGGGGAGGTTGGGTCCCCAAGATCGCTCTTAGGGTTGAAGTGATCGGGAAAGTACCGAAAGCTGGTACGCTAACTTGGCGTTGCCACTTCCGAAATTCCCGGATATCCTGGCCCCCACAGGGAGCTCGAAGCCCCATCACGACTGAGATGTGGGAAATCAAGGCCGGATCTGTCTGTGGGTTGCCGTTGTCTGCCAGCACGTGGTGCATGTGGATCTTCCGTGGGATCTCACTGAGATAACCTTCTTGGAAGAAACATAACCAACACTGATTGGTGCTGTAGATTGGAGAATGATGACATCTGGAGCGACCCTGTGGACTTTCACGGTGAAGAGTTATCAAGCTATTCTCTTCATGTGCAACAGCCGAGGGTTGCATTAGATTGCTTCTCCAGCAGACCTGGCAGTAGAACCAGGAAGTTTCAGTACAATAATAAGCCAGTAGATCCCACTTGTCAAGGCAGTCACCATTCTTTTCAATTGTATAGAAGAGTTAGGAAACCTTTCATTTCCTGGTTTTCTTTCCCAATCTGGATCTTCCCTATAGGAGGGAAATTCAGGATTGGTGGTTTGTTCTGATTAGATCAATTCACCTCCCACAGGGCGCCCAAAGTGAAAATCCAGATTGGTTTGGTATCACTGATCATATTAGACTCGACTTTCTGAACAGCACTTCTTATAGCAAAAGTTTCCCGGACGTGTTCACATTTACCTTAGGTAAGTGTTACTGCAGCTGCAGCAGCTAAGTACCGCCTATGACCGCCTGATGTGCCTCCTAGGCCATCGTGATTGCCAGGTGCCGGCCACGCCAGGGACTATGGCAATCAATCTCAGCATAAAGTCATAACATCATCTTCTAAACCAGAAACACCCACTTTTAGCGTGTAGAATGTATGGCTCGCGCATGGTTAGGTGAGGGGTCGTGCAGACTCGCGGGCGAACGCTCGCGGCACTCCCCGGAGGTACTTGTCATGGGTCGTGACCCGAACGCGGGTGCAGTCGTGCTCCCCGCGGCCATCGCTCGCACCCTCGGCGGCGACTGGGACGCGCGAGCGGTCCGCAAGTTCGTCCGCGAGAATGCCGTTGCGCTCACGGGCGAGCACTGGCCGGACACGCGGACCGAGCACCGCTACAGTCCCACCCTCGCGCGCGACATCGTAAACGCTGCCCGCCAGCGGGGGAACGGCGGCGAAGTGCTCAAGTCCAAGAGTGAGCGGACCACACCCGCCACTCCCAAGCCCGAAGCGTCGTAGCGTCCCCAAGCCCCCCCG